TCTAGTAGTCACACCCATAATTTTTAATCCTTAGTTATGTGATAAACAAATCCTGAAAAAGCCCCCAACACGGTACAAAGGGGTGTTCTCTACCACATACCGTTCATAGATGGGCAGAGTCTCCTCAATCCAGTGATACGCCTCTACTGACCCGTAATCAGTAGTGTCAGGCATAACACGGTCTATTTCTCCAAAGGCCTCTGCTAACAGCACCGCAGTAGCTTTGCTGGCAGTCAGGCCGGTTACTTTCCATATGCTGTCAGAGGCTCGGCTGGTTGTTTCATGTGCCCAGCCACCGGACAACTGCACCATAGTGATATAAGGGAATTCTATCCCTGCTGGGACATCTTCCCAAAACACCTTATACTGCCCAGGTGCCCCGTCTAACTCCACGAGAGCCTGGAAAGATGCCCTGCTTATCAGTGTCCTGCGAAAGATAGCACTTTCGATTAGCTGCAATGCCATTAACGTAACTCCCGTTTAGCTAAACGCGGATAGTCCGCACGTAGGCGCTCTACAGCAGGATCAATGAAGGGGCGCTGGTATTTGAACTCCAAAGCCTCTGCATAGTTCCCCCTGCTGCCAGGATTCTTCCCATCTGCCGTATTGATGTGGACAAAATGCACTGAAGTGTTTTTCCTGTCCGCATATCTACCCAATATATCACGCCCGACTTTCTCTACGATCACAGAGCTGTCCAGATTCCCTGTAACCACCGCAGGAGGTTTGTGCAAGGGGGAGGGGGAGTGACTAGACCAATTATCCCGAATGTCTTTTCTCAGCGCCTCAGCGCCCTTCCGGGTCAGGCCTTCTGACTTTTTCTTCATAGTGTCCTCAAGCCGCACCGAAGTACGGTAGAACCCGTCTTTCCCCCGCCATTTAATCTCGATCAAGGTCTGAACCCCCTGGCAAGAATATCAACACTTCAGTGGCGAGATCGTAGGCCGAAGCCTGAACCAGTTTCCTGATTTTAAAATACTCACCACCCAGCAACACAGTGTCGGTTTCCTCGATCACAACATCATAAGGTAATTCCAACTGATAGTTGTCAATTACCGTGATCTGCTCTCTCAGCTCCCCAGGCCTGAAAGCACGAGCAATATCCACTCTGCACGGTATAGAGGTAGAGCCATTGTACTCTCTTGGCTCCGCCTCTACCTCTACCAGGACACCTGCCCCACTAATCACTCTCGATGTGCCAATAGCTGGCAGCAACTGGCAGGTGTCCCACAGCAGCATCTTTGAATGCTCGCGCAGTAAACTTAAGGTGCCTTCCGGTATCATGTGCGCCATTTCTTACGGTGCCCCCGTATGACTTTATTACGGTAATACTCCGCCCTGGCGACACAATGATTATACTCCTGTTCCAAAAACATTGTTTTTTGTCCAGCCTTGAAGTTGATGTAGCCTACCCGTTGATTGGCTTTTTGCTCCCACAAGTCAGCTAAGGCCGCCCAGGTGTTTACAAATAGCCCTTCTACGTAGTAATAGCCCTCACTCAAGGCTTCAGAAAAGATCACCTCCCCACGTAATACTTCAATCGTATAACTCGTGCTGACTATGCCCCCCGTATCTGTATAGATAACGAGGGAGTCAGTATCCGCCATCTTGTGGCGAGGTAGATCAATCTGGAAGGTGAGCCAGTCTGACGTGACTGCGTTCAACCTGACACGCACTCTCGCCGAAAAGGTCTCAGCTATATCTTCAAGCTGCTCATCATCCCAGTAGGTTACACCGCTAAAGACTTCATCTCTAGCAGCGTTCCCATACCGGCGTAGGTAAGTAATTACATCAACTAAAGAAGCTCGTGCTGCCATCGCACTACCCCCCTTACTATGCGGCTGGGCCTACTGCAAGCGGACTCGAAGCCGTAGTTTCGATAAACATGCCCAACTCTGGCGACCACTTTCCGGCACCATACGTTGAGTAGGCACTGTACTCTGCGGTACGACCCTGATAAACGGTCTCGAAGTGGGCTTTTGGCGCACTACGGATGTCGTATACCAGCGCATCACGGTAGAAGAGCAGCGATTTAGCTGAGGCGGAGCGTTCATAGAGCTTTATGCCCAGGCTAGTCCCAGCCGCGTCTACAATGTTACCACCCAGGGTTGTCACAAGGTCGTAGGCAGATTTCTGCAAAGCCACCTTGTTATCCAGGGTTGCGTCTTCATCGTACTTCACGGCGACACGAAGCTGGCTGTCATCGTCCAAGTACAGGCCTGCTGGCGGATTGATGGTAAGGTCAGCATTGTCAGTACCAACCGTGTCCCAGGTGCCATTACCAGTGAAAGTCAGGGCATCCAGAGCAGCGTCGATATTGGCGATCATGGTGGCTTCAGTAGCACTAACGGTAATTTCCGCAGTGATATTCACCCCAACAGTATTACCGTCACCAACCTGCAAACGGAAAGTCCCGCCCGTGCCATCCACGTATATCTTATGGATCACCCGACGCGGCATCATATCAGCAACAGTGAGATTCATCCCGCCAAAGGTGGGTAACTGGAAGTTAGTGATCGCCTTGTTTCGGAAGTCCAGAGCTGCACCAGCATCTGCGCCAGTGAACTTAATCAGGTCTTCCATGACAGGGAGCGACTGGTACGGATGGATAACTTGGAAAAGCTGCCCAACCGCCCGACGTTGGCGGAAAACTGTAGCACCCTGTAGAGCCAGAGCCAGACTGTATTCAGTCGAGTCACTACCCAGTGTGCCACCGAAAAACGTAGAAAGAGCTACAGCAAACAGATCAGCTTCGACACGAGAGCCGATAGCCTGACCCAGATGCGTGATGGTATCGGAGATGATATTCTCCAAGTCAGTGTCCTTACGCCGATCAGAGATACGGTAACGATCACCGACCTCTTTGGGTTCCAGCTCACCTTTCCGGGTACGCAACAGCGTGGTATCCGGGATAGCGGTATCCTCTGACAGATCAACCGCCCGACGAGTAGGTAAATACTCGTTCCATTTACGAACATTCCAACCCGACATGTCCGTTAAAACCTTCACACGGGCTGCCATCGCATACTGCGCGAAGACGTACTTTAGCGCCGCGTGTTCAATATGGGGAATGAGGTCTAGCCCACTCCCGAAAATATAATCTAAGCCTGTCAAAGCCATAGTTAAAAAATCCCCCTAATTAGGTATTAAGGCTAGTCGTCTAGCCCCAACTTGGTAAGCACATTGCCCACCGCTCCCTCAAGGTCAGTTATCTGCCCTGGGGCTGTTCCCCCCGCAGTATCATCGAAACGTAGCGATGATTTTCCTAACAGCTCCGCCGTTGCTTCTGGATCGGTGCTGGTAGCAAGAATCGCTAGAGCCTCTTTACCTAACTTGTGCTTGTCCACAAGCCCCGTTAGGGTTGCCTGTTGTTCTGTGTTCGCTAGAGCTGCATCAACAGCGCGTTTGTCAATTTCCGCAACAGCCGCCGCTACAATCTCTTCCGTAGTCATAACTGGCGCAGGTGTGTCTTCTTCTTCTGGGGGCGGAGTAACGTCCACGTCCTCCTCACCCAGCGCCTCGAATTCCTTAACCCGCTTGTTCAGCTCTTTGACTCGTGCTCTGCGATTCGCATCCCGATCAGCAACTTTTTTGTACCGAGGGTCAGCAAAAAATGTCTCGTCGTCAACCGTAACAGCGTCCACGCTCTCGTAGGTCTCTACGCCTTCGTCATCAGTTTGCTTGATATAATAGTCGTCCACGACTAGCCTTTCTACCTGTGTCCACACAGGTTTAAATCCGAATTTCTTGGACAACAACGCGCCCTGTAGCCCAGGTCACGATGCTGTTGAAAGATAGTACAACCTGCTCCTCTTCAGCTATCACAAATCCACAAACAGCTTCTACAACTCCATCCAGGTGATACGACATAGGTGTTGCCTGTGGCTGTAGCATTACGCTGTTTGCATTTGTGAATTTGATCTTACCGAAAATAAGCATTATTCTCAATAACTTTAATTTAAGGAAGGGCTACCCGCACCCACACAGGATTTGCCGTCCAAATGGTAGAGCAGCCCCCAAGAGAACATGTGTTCTACTACTATAAAGGAGTATAGCAGATAGAAATGGTTTTGTCAACCCCTTTAATTAAACCCTGGTTTTACTGTTAGAATTGGCAACTCCTCCCCAGTATACGTAATACGCTCCCCCGCATCATCTACTATAGTTACACGGGGTTCTAGCCGCGCATTTATAGACAATAACGCAGTTATCGTACTATTTACTAAAATAGTTATAACACTGTTCGCCCAATCTGCCCCAACCTCACTACTACTAGCGACAAGCGTACCTATTGAATCATTCAAAACATCATTCTCGTAAAAACGCACCTCTACAGTAGAAGACACAGTAATGGCGAATGATGCACTGTTTTTCTTTAAGGAGAAAGTAACCCAAGTTGTATCCCCCTGTTTAACGATTAAACTCACAACTCACCCCCTAAATCTGTATAATCAATATCACCAGTCAGTACATCCATCGTGAAGTCTGCTGTAACGCTTATTGCTGTGACATCACCACTTAGCTCAATAGGAGCAGCCTCCCCACTTAGCTCAATAGGGAGGATATTCCCACTTATCACACTGGTATGAATAGTATCTATAATCCCGGCTGTATGCCACGCTACGTACAACATGTTACGGCTCCGTCAATGTAATATCTGTGCTGATCTGCGAACCAGACACCAACTTCTTTGCCAATTCTACTTTCGTTGTCTTGTGTAAGACCCTTTGTTCAGTAGCGGATAACTCCACATCGCCATCAAGCATATCAACCAACCATTGCATATTGGCCGATTCAGTTGGAGTTAGGCCAGAAACAGCCGTTTCTACCAACCCGCCAGAATTTGCTGATCGAACTGACACGAGGTTCAAATTGGTCACATCGGAAACGTTATTGTTCGCTCCTGACAGGTTCACAATATAAGACAAATCCTCAAACGTCACCGTGTAGCCATTGATAATCTCAACAACTCGTGCCAGGGACACGCCACCAACAGTGACAGGCGCATTATGCGTATGTGTTGTGTCAAAGGAAATGCCCTCTGCACTGGCTTGCAGCGCGTTTAATTCCAATCGAAAAGCATTAACATCCAGCCCACGAACTTCAGGTGGGCCAGAGTCAACGAGGGTCATATCCGCCTTTGGGACATAGATAACTTTTGTGGCCCAGTTTATGCTAACTGCCATGATCCTGTACCAACTTTACTATTGTACGATAGGTTCCCAACTGGCCTTCTAGCTGCTGGATACGTTGCGCAGCCTGCTGATCGCCTTCATTCTGCTTTGTCAAAGCATTGCGAGTGATCGTTTTCTGAATATCCAGAGCCTTTTGCGCACTCTCAGCCTGTGCAGTAGACACAGCCCTCTCGACGAGCAAGGCGTTACGCTCTTTCTGCATGAGGTCTAGGGCATGGTTCTGAGAAGAAGCCAATTTCTTGAGATAGTCTATCTGCTTCTCAGGTGTCCATGCCAAAAACGTTGCACCAAATTTCATCATGGGTACGGGAGGCCCATGTATAACTGTAACATCGGCCTTCCCGTTCTTATCTTTAGTCATCTTCTGTCCTGATTGCAGCAACTGTACCACCAGTAGCGGTCAATTGTGCGGCTGTCGATTCAAAAGTCTTAATCGGTGAAATGCCCCCATCGCGCACACGAACGAACAAGTCTCGTGTAGACAAGAAAACGCTGGTGAATGAGGCTGTTGACCCACTTGCAATTTCGTCGATATAGCCAATGAAAACCTCTGTGTCGGCATCGGCATTTGAATCATCCGATCCCTCAAAAGTCCCGGTTAATGTATACGTACTGCCTGTGTAAGACGCATATGGAATACTTACATAGACACCGTTGTTATCTTGAATTCGGATTACTCCTGAAGTTGGAGTATCTGTAGGAATTGCCGTCAACATAACAACCGATGTAGTTACTCCATCAGTCAAGAGTGCGGTATGGGTATCTTGATCTTTCTCTAGGATACCGAGAGCGCGAGGGCCAACTAGCACCCGATCCTCACCATCAGCCAGACCTGTAACCGTGAAGGAGACATTGTTAGGCGGTTCTTGCGTAGCGCCCAGCAAATCTTGGATAGAATCAGTAGCAGTCAAATCGTCGGGGTCAATACCCAGACCAAACGAGCCGATGTAGCTACCTGTGTACGATCCTGTGAAGATTTTCGGGATAGTACGTGTAGTCGGCGCACCATCAGTATCTCCGTCACCGTTGGAAGTATTCCCAAGCAATGGCAAGGTGTCTACTGGGGCAGAACCGGAAATCAATTGAAGCCAGAGTGTTCCAGTCGCGCCAGAATCAAGCATTGCTAAAATAACGCCTGAACCACCGCTCTTGTCATTATCTTCGACTGGGGTTACAGCCTCTTCAACGGCAGCAGTCGTAGTAGTTGCGCCTGCGCCTGGGCCTGGATACTCAGTGATTACTTCTTCATCTTGTATCGTAACACTCGTATTTTCCAACGCTACAATGAGCGTATCTGTGCCATCGTCATCCATGACTCGACCTACCGCGCCACTTGTTTCAAATATGACATAGTTTCCAACCGTGAACGGGCCAGAGGCTAGAGTCTTGTAGGTGACTTTCGTTCCCCAGCAAACAACTTCACGTTCTTGGAAATTCGTGCCTTGCCCCAAATAGTCAAGCTCATGGGTAATACCCAGGAATATCTCTCCGGCAATCCCATCGTTTGTTTTGGTCGTTCCGTTTCCGGTCAGGTCTTTGGTGTATTCCCAGAGAGCCTTTAAGCCATCCCCCTGCCCCCCGAACGTCCACTGGCTGTAGTATGGCTGATCGCCATTGCTATTGTTAAGGTCAACTAGCTGGTAGCCACCAGTTGGAGCATCGGCTGAACCACCACTGTTCAAAACATCAGCGTATAACGTAACCACACCTTGCGTACTATCATTCTGGGCATCAGGAGTCGTACCAATAGCGGCCACGCTCTCACCCAGGCCAAGCGTCACATCGAAGAAGTCATAAGTGTCTTCCCAATGCCGCGCCTGTACACGAATACGCTTCCCGTTGATGTCCGCACCATTATCACGGCTCTTAATCAAACACCTCATCAAAACACCCGATGCGGCATCCCCGTTGTACCCACCAGTAGCCTGAGTACCCCAGAAGGGATCGGCTGGCGTTGTAGTGAAGTAATACTTGTCATTATCCTGCATGACCATCAATTGCGTAGCCGCAGTGTTGACAGCCCCAAGTACCTGTAGGCCAGAGTAAACAATATCTCCTCCGCCCTGTGTGATCGACCCAGCATACAAATGCTCGGCCATATCGTCGTCAATGTTATAACTTCCCAATAGCGTGATAATGCCGTCAGTTGAACGTTCGGATGGTGTGTCCGAGGTTATGTCAACTAAATCATCGCCAGAAGCCTGGGCTTGATCCGCTAAATCCTGGAGAAACCTATGCAACTCCAAAACAGTATAGTTTGGCGTAGCACCGCCAGTCCAGCGAATATCCCCATTGACGGCAACTGAAATATCAGTTCCTGTTATTGCCACTATATCTCCTATTCATCTAATACCATCGCCAGAGAAGCTGTATACCCGCTAGAGCTAATTATGCCTGAGATGGATGTGACTTTGTAAAACGGAGAAGCCGAGCTTTTCCGTACCCAACCAGAAATTGGCTGGTCATTTGTGTAATTGAACCCTGTATTTTGGGCTATTCCAAAAGAATTTGTCAGATCATTCAATATAACCCCAGTGCCAGTAATCGTGCCAGTGGCTGGCGTGGTCGGTGTGCCGCTCACTTGGTATGAATAACTGCCAGCATCAATATAGGTAATAGTAAAAACACCATTATACTCAACTTGGTCTGCTCCTCGAATAGCGACCTTCGCACCAGTCTTCATCCCATGTGCTGTATGAACTACCGTTGCAGTAGTCGTCACTCGTGAAATAGTCACACTCTCGTCTACGGGCAAGTCGCCGCCAGCCGCAGCTTCGATAAAAACATGGGCATTTTCAACCTCAGTGCCACCAGTATCTTTTACGGTGACAATAACTGTCACGGCATTATTCACTGTGGTTGATGCGCTGGCCCCATCAAGAACTGTTGGAGTATCACCACCAGACACACTGATCGTCACTACTCCGCCAGAGTTATTATAAATCACTGCATCGCCCGTAGCATCTGCACCATAACCATCATAAGTACAATTGGTAAGTGTATACGATCCTGGCGTAGTGATGTAAATCGCGTGACCAGTCCCATCAGACACAAACGACGCGCCCGTGAGATGTGTCGTCATCAGAATCGCGCCATTGGCATCGGACGACCCGTTAAACGTGTTCCCAGTAAATACTGCCGTGCTTGGAGTAATTTGGCCGCAATTGATAAAAGTGGAGTTGGTGATGCTTTGCCCAGATTGGAAAGTCATTACCCCTGCGTTTTTAAACGCCGTTCCATCAATATCCAGATCAGTGATATTTGCATCGTCAAAATCAAATAAATAAGCATTATCTCCGGCAAGAATTGAAGCAAGACTCATATCAATATCGGTTACACCTGTCCCGTTCCCTCGCGCCGCAATCTCATAATAAGAGGCATTGATAGGGCCAGCAACCGGAATAAGCACGTTTTGATCGTTGAGCCAGGTAACATTTACCCCCGTATTATCTCCAATTTGAACCGGGCCAGTCATTCGATAGATTCCGTTATCATCCTGAATGATTCCCCATCCACCCGCCGCATCAGCCGCCGCGATTTCTGCCCATGATATTTCATCCCCTGATGTTCCCCCATACACATCGTAAACTGGGGTGCTGGCAGGAACATAATAAATATGATCCAACCAAGTATTATCGACAGGGCCGGGAGTGCCAGAAATAGTCAACTTAACCCCAACCTCTGTAATTGCAGTCATTGTCACAGAATTATCAACTGTTGGGGTTTTGCTGGTATCTAACACCAGCATTGTCCAACCACCCTCATAAATTGGATGTGCTGTACCACCACCAACCACATCGCGCACATTCCAATAACTTGTATTCGAGCCATCTCCAAGTGTAAGCTGGATGGGATTAGTCGTATTCAACAATGAAGAGATAGTACAGAAAAACCACATATGCACATGAGCGTTAGTCAAATCCACACTACCTGTTGGATAAGTATAATAAAACTCTTGTGCTGTAGTAGGTGAGGCTTTCATTAATGCAGATACAGAGTTGCTACCTTGCTTGTAAAATAGCCCATCCAATGTCACACCGTTTCCAGTGAAATCAGTTGTAGCTTCACAGGTAGATATAGGAGTTGGCGTATTTGTAAGAGTCGCAGTTGCCATTAGCCACCCCCCTCACCAATAACATCATACGACCAGACATAACTACCATGAGATAACAACAGCCTATGAATTGTGCCAATATGGGGTTCAATTGTGTCGATTGTGAATGATGCCCCATTCCAATTAACGCTGCTACCTACTTCTAATTCAAATTCATACATATCCAATGCAGGATAATTGACCGGACGAAGGATAGTTAAGGTATTGGCCCAATCTCGGATCGTGGCCCCAGTCGCCCTGGCACGAACCGGATCAATCGTACTCAGCAATTGATACCCCGTGAAAATCGTTATATTGTCTGTATCTGTAACCAGGGATGTGCCTTTGCGATTCCCAACTGTCCAACCAGCTTCCCAGGAAGGAGGGGTATCCTCATCTGGCCCATTGGAACAAAGAACAGCGTAGGCAAGTGACCCTTTAAATGCTGCTTCCCCAGAATACCCAGAGTTGGGAGCATCACTATCTGATTGAAGGTTTCTCGATATTTGATCCTCAAGGAATTTGCAATCTACTGTGTAGGCCGTGATTACCCTCGCGCCGATGTCTTCAGCCCAGGCGACATTTAAATCAGCCGTTTCTGCATCGAAAAACCGCGCACTGACGAACGTGGTTACACCAAATCCATTAACAACATCCACACGCTGTCCGGCTCGTAGAAGACGGTGTTCTCCAAAATAACATGATTGTGGAGTCACGTCTGACTTATAGGCAACCGTGCAGATGATAATATCGTTGGCTTCGACAACGGTATCGGCCAGCTTTATTGATGCGGCTGCGGTTTCGCGTTTCCCTGTACCAATACTGGTGACAATCATTCTACACCCTCCGCAACTTCATCTTCTGTCATGGGTTCTTTCTCTACAAACTGCTGGCTCCACTCGTATTCTGCCTCCATTGCCTCCTGTTCTTCCGCCCAGTTAAGGTTGAGTTTAGTGGCCGCAGTACGACGTGACATGTAACCACCGCTCAAGCCTTGCGCATTGATAATGGCAATCTCGCTCAAGTCTGTAGGCAGTGCTGACCCGAATTTCACAAGCATATCAGTATCCTTTGGGTTGGCTCCCTCGCCCCCGGCCTTGTATGCCATAAGCAGGCCGAGTTGAGCAACCTGTTTGAGTGCCCGTCCATAGCTGGACTGTAAGATGACATTTTTGCTGATAGAGTCCAGGAAAAGTGTCCGCACTGCTGCATTAGTCACGCGCTGTAGGTCTTTCGCCTCACCCTTCAGCAAAACCACACGGGCGATTGCTAGATAAGTCTCGATCAACTTGTCCAATACAACAGTGATGCCGCTTAAATCCCCCTTCATTTCCATACGCCACACCCGCGCATCAGATTGACTAATGGACATGATCCCGCCATCATCCTCAATATCGTCCGCATCAGCCCCGGTTAGCACGTCCACTGGCTCCGAATGCTCACGCACGATCCTATTACGCAGAGAGTTGATGCGGTTCACCATGTCCTGCAAATCTTTCTCGGTGAACTCTCCCAGGCCATAATAATCATCCGGGTGGGGAAGATGCGGGAAGTCAATAATGGGCGGGATCGTGCTGGTGTGAATGGCCGTAGCTATCAATTCAAAATTTGACCCAGTGAAAGTGAGGTGATTGAGCCAAAAAGCAGGCTCCCCATGAGGAGTAGGAATATTGACAATCATCTCCCCATCATTGCGTGCCACCCCTCGGTAGGTATAGATGACCCACTGATTGCCCTTATTGACAAAATCCCGCACATAGGGCACAGAACCAACGTGATAGCGCATCTCATACCATAGCACCTCACTGACATCATCAGCCGCCCAGAACACGCTCACTGAGGTAGGGTCTAAATTAACAATTTTTGGGTACTTTTCATAATGTCGTTTTTCTTTTGGTACTGGCACTACTCGCAGGAACCCATGACCGCTAAGGAACCCACGTAGAGCCAGTTTGATAAGCATACCAAGACCACCACTGGCCTCGAAAAACTCCCGCACCCAGGCTTCATCAGGAGTCTCTTCCACCGACCCCTTATCCACCTTGAACTGGGGGACATCCGGGAACAGAAAACTCACTGTTCTATCCGCCGTCATTTTTACCAGATTGATCCGGGTATTGTCGTTCGGCTCATCTGGGTCTATGTCGAGCATGTTATCATGCTCACCGCTATAATACTTCAACGCCTCCCGGTAGGCCTTCCTGCGTGTATCTCGTTCAGTTGCCACTTCATGGGCAAAGTCATTACGACCTTTCTCTGTGGCTGGCACGTACTCTGCTGCTCCTGGCATGTAGATTCTTTCCCCTCTGCCCCTTGAATGGGCTTCTGATGTGTTTGGTTTCTTTCTTCTTAGTGGGCAGCTTAAACTTTTTACGCTTAGGCATCCCCTTGTAAGCAATGTACAACGCCGACACAGTGTCATCATGGGCGTTATTAGCCGCCCCATAGGTTACAGACTGGGTGCGCTGGGTGCGCTTGCGCTCGAAAGTGTTCATCTCGCCCATCTGTAGAAGGCCGTACTCACTATCTACGATCAACAGCTTAAGGCCGCCATACTCAATATCTGCCGCCAGCCTCTCGACCATGTTCACCTTCATGTCGTGGTTTACATGCAAAGGCTTGAGCTTGATGCCGTCAATAATCTCTTCCCCGGTCTCAGCCTTGCTCATGTGCCAGTCCAGATCGACAATATTGAAACCTTTCAGAGACAATACCAGCATGTCATAAAGCGACTCCCCTATCGCATTTTTCTCGATATGCACAACAGAAGGAGACCAAAGACGAATAAGAGCCGCCAATCTAAGAATGACCTTAACCGACCCCACATTTTGGATACGAACACCATAAACTTGCTCACGAGTATGCTTGTCTAGCACTGTGAATGCTGTGGCATCTTTGCTGTGCCCGAAATCTATGCCAGCAACATACTCATGCCCGTTGATAGACTCCGTTAACGGCACCACTACTGAGGCTTTGTCCAGCCCAGCAAAAACACCGCCCTTGTCTGACATGAACTCGGCCATGTACTCTTCACGCCATTTTATCTCTGGTATAGTCTCCTTAATGTCCATGAGCAGCTCTAAATCTTGATAAGGAGACTCGGTGCTGGGCATGTGCCAGGACTTATAGTATTTGTTGCTTTTTATATTCCCGGAGTTGAAGAGCTTGAAGACCCAATTACGCCCATTAGGAGTAGTGGTGAAAAGAACCTTGCCCCTGGATGCAGTAATCATGGGCTGGCAAACTGAATACCACACATACTTTCCATTGCGGTAGAAAGCAGCCTCGTCTAGCACCAACAGGTCAACAGTGGCACCACGCAAGTTATCAGGATCGATCACTGAGCGGATAGCCAAAACACCCCCTCCGTAGAAGTGGATTTCTTTGTCCTTACGAGAGATGCGTTTAGTAGGTAGCCCAGATTTTTCTACCAGATCAAGGATGGCCTGCCAGTGAGTGCGTGCCGATGTGAGGGTCGGTGACACCCACATGACATATTGACACTTGTTGATTGAGTAATCAAGGGAAACATAACGAGCCAGCCAAGACTTACCTGACTGGCGACCCAAAATAGCAACGAAGAATCTATAAGCGGTTTTTACTGAATTCAGAAATTTACCGTCTATATAGTCAATAATTTCTTGTTGCAAGTCATATGGTTCAAAACCAAAATCTACCTTATAATGTTTGGCTATGTTACCTCTCCAATCACGTAGAGAACCTCATCATTCTCAGGCTCTTCTTCCTCACGGTAGAAGCTGATGGGCATTTTCCCTATCCTACGCGCTAAGTTATCTTTTTCATGGATAGAGGACATAATGCGCTTCACATCCAGAGCATTCGGCACTTTGCCCTCGTCTAGCTCTTTCTTCATCTCAGCTAACGAGCGGTCTATGATCTCATTAGCCACAATAAGCTGGGCACCTAGAGAGGCAATAGTGTGCTGCTGGTACTCTGCCAGCCCTGCCTCCCTAATAGTCAACGCTGTGTGCCCCAGGTGC